CATAGATTCTCTCAAAACCTACGTTGACTCCTGATGATTTCCTTGCTATAATATCCAAGCAAATCACCCGAATCCAAACTAATCCGAGGTAATCCAAATGTCTTTCGCAGACCTTAAGAAACAATCCAAGCTGGGCTCTCTGACCGCAAAACTGGTCAAAGAAGTCGAAAAAATGAATACTACCGCTGGTTCTTCTGGCGATGATCGTCTCTGGAAACTGGAGTGTGATAAGAGCGGCAATGGTTATGCCGTTATCCGTTTCCTCCCTGCTCCGAATGGTGAGGACCTGCCATTCGTGAAACTCTACAGTCACGCATTCCAAGGTCCTGGTGGTTGGTATATTGAGAACTCCCTGACTACTCTGGGTCAGAAGGACCCTGTGTCTGAGTACAACACGATGCTGTGGAACAACGGCACCGATGCAGGTAAGGACGCTGCTCGTAAGCAGAAGCGTAAACTGACCTATATCTCCAACATCTATGTGGTCAAGGATCCTGCTAATCCTTCCAACGAAGGTAAGGTCTTCCTGTTCAAGTATGGTAAGAAGATCTTTGACAAACTCACCGCTGCGATGCAACCTGAGTTTGAAGACGAGGAAGCAATCGATCCGTTTGACTTCTGGCAGGGTGCTAACTTCAAACTGAAGGCAAAGAACGTTGCTGGTTATCGCAACTACGACTCTTCTGAGTTTGCCCGTCAGGAAGCACTGCTGGACGACGATGATGCTATGGAAGCAATCTGGAAGAAGCAGTATTCTCTTTCCGAGTTTGTTGCTGCTGACCAGTTCAAGGACTATGATGCTCTGAAGAAGCGTCTGGACTATGTGCTGGGTAACAAGGGCACTCCCCACTTCCAAGACCCCGAAGAGTTTGATGAGGAAGATAACACTCGTGGTTCTGCCCGCGAACTCACTGAAGATCTTCGTGGAGAACTGTCTTCTCTGAAACCTTCCCGCACTGTGTCTTCCTCTGATGATGAAGATGAGGATGATGCTCTCGCATACTTCGCTCGCCTTGCCGACGAGTGAAATCTGATTACACTATAGACCGTGTAAGTAAATCCGAAGCCGCAGAGTTACTTCTGCGGTTTCATTATCTTAAGGACTTTTCGAAGTCCTTTAAGTCTGGATACAACTACGGTCTGTATGAGAGCAATGATTTCAGTCCACTGAATATTGGTGGTATTAAGGGAGTCTGTATTTTTACTGGACTCCCTGTTCCCGAAGTCGCACAAGGAGCATTTGGATTAGAACGTAATGAACAACAAGGACTCTTCGAACTCTCAAGACTTTGCATCCACCCTGATACGCAGTCATGCGAATATAACATCACTTCTTGGTTTGTGTCACGAGCGATTAGACAACTTCGGAAAGATACTGAAGTTAAAGCAATCATTTCTTATGCTGATTCAGATTACCATTCTGGTACAATTTATCGTGCTTGTAACTTTAAATATGCAGGTCTCACAGACCCTAAAAAAGATTTCTACTATGCCGATGGCACCAAGCATTCAAGAGGTAAAATAAAAGGTGCTGAGGGAGAATGGAAAGATCGCTCCCGCAAGCACCGTTATGTTATGATGTTTGATAAGAAACTAGAACTCTTATGGTCCGATGAGTCGAGTGTTCTCAGTACGAATTAGTTTATTATTAACGTACTGAGAACTTTCTTCATAGTTCATAATTTCTCTCATTTCATTCAGATATTGCTGTAAGTAAATTGGTTTCATCAAAGATATCTGTCTCTTATTTTCATTCAGAATCACTTCATATTCCCAGTTTGTTACTCCAATAACTGGATTAATATCCCCAGATACTGTTTCATATTTTGTATTTGATTCAGCACCAACACCAACATAGTAATTTCCATCAGCAGCATCATATGCAGGTGGAATTGTAAAGTTGGCATCAACAATCTGCCCAGCAGGTAAAATTAATCTACCTTTTGAATCTGTAACCTTGATTGTTTCATAGTGATGGACATCATTCATATTTTGAATAGTGTACTTATTCTCAACATACTTGTACAAATCATAATTTGATAATGGCCATTGGTCTTTGATGTTAGTGA